CGGCCGAAGCACGTCTCGGGGTGCTGGGCGATCTGCGCGACCGCGTGGTAGCAATGGAGACAAAGGCCGCCATGCCTGTCCCTGAAGATCCTGGGCTCGGCGAGTTGCGCGAGCGGCTGATGCACGTAGCGACGCTGCAAGAGCGCGTCGCGTCGCTTGAGACGAAGCACCCGCTAGATGCGTTGACGGTGCTGCACGAGCGCGTGGCCGTTGTTGAGTCCAAGGCGGCGGAAGTCATTGCGCCAAGTCCTGAGGCGGTGGATCTCTCTCCAGTGCTTGAGCGGCTCGCCGCTGTAGATGCCCGCATGGAACCGCTCGACGGGCTCCGCGATCGTGTGATTGCCTTGGAGACGCGTGATCGTGTCATCACGTTTGATTCCAAGGCCGTGCCAGATATGACTCTCGTGGAGGCGCGGATTGCTCCGTTGCAGGAACGTCAAAAGAGCATTGAGGAAGAACTGGCCCACGCGCGTCCATCGATCGCAGCGGTCCAGTCGGGCCGGTTATTGGAGACGATTGCCAAAGATCTCGGGCCGATCAAAGACCGGCTCGCAGCCGTTGAACTCAAGGGGCTGATTCAAGGTCCACCCGGCCCAGCCGGCAAGGACGGCAAAGACGGACGTGACGGGCGGGACGGTGCCGACGGCATGACCCTGGACGATCTGACCGTCGAACAAGAGCGCGAGCGCACGGCGGTATTCCGTGGCAAGTCAGGCGGCGGGCAGGTGCGCGAGCTCGGGCGGATGTCATTCCCGTTCCAGATTTACCGCGACGTCTGGCGGGCGGGCAATACCTACGAGCGGGGCGACTGTGTCACCCGTGATGGTTCGCAGTGGCACTGCAACGTGCCATCCACGACGGCGACCCCAGGCGACGGCTCGAAGGACTGGACGCTAGTCGTCAAGAAAGGCCGAGACGGCCGCGATCTAAGGGATGCGCTGCCGCCTGCCACGCTGCCTGTGGTGCGGGCTGGGGGCAGCTCGTGACGATGTCTATGGCGGCTAATTCGGTGGTCCGTGTGCCGCGCCTGTGGCCTGGGGAGACAGTCGTCATCCTCGGTGGCGGTCCTAGTCTGACGCCTGCCGACGTGAACTTCTGCCGAGACAAGGCTCGGGTTATCGCCATCAAGGAAGCGCATCGGCTTGCGCCGTGGGCGGATGCCATCTATGCCGCGGATTACAAGTGGTGGCGCTTCTTCCGCGGCGTGCCTGAATTTGACGGGCTGAAGTATGCCATTGAGCAATCCGGAGATCAGGCGCCGGTCAACTGGGCACTCTGGCCTGACATTCACGTCATCCGGCAGACGGGCGCAGAAGGCCTCGAGCTCGACTCGTCAGGGCTTCGCACGGGCTACAACTCCGGCTATCAGGCGGTGAACCTGGCGTATCACCTCGCCGGCCGGACGCGGATCGTCTTGCTCGGGTTTGATATGTGGACGGGCGAGTCTGGCGATCAGAACTGGTTCGGGCCGCACCCACTGCACACGCCGAGTCCGTATCCGGTGTTTCTGCATGCGTTCAAAACGATCGAACAGCCGCTCAAGGAGGCTGGTGTTCAGGTCGTGAACGCCTCGCGCTTCACGGTGATGAATTCGTTCCCGCGCGTGTCGCTTCAGGAGGCCTTGGCGTGACGCCGGTCTCGTATTACGACCCGCACGGCACGACGGCGCCGAAGTTTGCCTACGCCTTCGCGAAGGGTTGCAAGGGCACCATTACCGACGAGATCGACTATCTCTTCGATGGGCCGGTGTGCGCGTTCGGCTCGCCGCCTGTGTGGCCGCTGCTGCGAAAAGCGCAGGCCATGAAGCGGGAGTTCTACTGGGGCGATCACGGCTACTTCGGCCGCCACAAGTATTTCCGGATCACGAAGAACGCCATGCAGCACGACGGGCACGGGCGCGCGACGCCGGATCGCTTCCGCATCTTTCAGCGACCCGTGCAGCCGTGGAAGAAAGACGGCCGACACATCCTCGTCTGCCCAAATTCCGCCGTCTATTTCGGCTTGCATGGGTTGAATGTCGAAGATTGGCTGATCGGGGTGCGCGAGCAGCTCGCCACGCATACGGATCGGCCCGTCAAAATCCGTTGGAAGGTGACGGCTGAAGCAATCGCGACAGACTTGGATGATGCCTGGGCCGTGGTGGTGTTTAGCAGTGCCGCGGCACTCGATGGGCTGATTGCGGGTGTGCCGTGCTTCACGCTGTCGCCGTTTGCGGCCAGTGTCCGAATGGGCCTGACTGACCTGTCGAAGATTGAATCGCCATTCTACCCGGACGACCGAGAGCAATTCTTGTGGAACCTCGCGGACAACCAGTGGACCATCCGAGAGATCTTCGCGGGGGATGCGTGGCGTGGGTTGCAAGTGCAGGAGCGACGCCATGCCGCCTAGAGTTCCGAAGACCGGCCTGCGCGTGTTTATCGGCTACGACCCTGCCGAGGATCTCGCGTGGAACGTCGCTCAGTATTCGTTGCACCGCTACGCCTCCAGGAATCAAGTCCGAGTCGAGCGGATCTCGAGACTGTCCATCCCCGAGTATCGGCGGCCGACGACGATGCTGCCGAGTGGGCAACTGTTCGACGAGATTTCTGACGCGCCCATGAGCACGGATCACGCGATTGCTCGGTTCTGGGTGCCACGAGTCTGTGAGTTTACGGGTTGGGCATTGTTCACGGATGGTGACGTGCTGTTTCGGGCAGACGTCAACAGCCTCTTCGAGCTTGCCGACCCAGATAAGGCCGTGATGGTGGTCCAGCACGAACCGATGCCGGAGGATGCCTCCAAGAAGCGCGGGCATGTGCAGCAAGCCTACCGGCGCAAGAACTGGAGCAGTGTGATCCTCTGGAATTGTGGGCACCTCGCAAACCGGGCGCTCACGGTGCAACTGCTGAACACCTGGACGGGCCGCGAGCTGCACGCGTTCAACTGGCTGCGCGACGACCAGATCGGCGAATTACCGGCGCGCTGGAATCATTTGGCGGGCGTGAGCCCTGACCACCCCAACCCGGCGATCGTGCATTACACACTGGGGACGCCAGATGTTCCAGGGCATGAAGGCGATCTCTATGCGGTGGATTGGACCCGGTTCGCGCGGGTCGTGGGGTTCACACTCCCGGCGGCGTTCCATGCGGAGATCGCGTGATGTTCCAGTTCGAGCACTGGTGGATGCCGGACGGGGAAACGCACCTCACGGGGCTGATGGGGCGGCTGAATGCCCGCGTGGATGGACGCTTGACCTACCAGTATCACAAGTATGTCGCGGCGATCCGCGCCTGCCGCCAGTATCGGACAGCGGTGGATGTCGGGGCCCATGTCGGCCTCTGGTCGTATTGGATGGCGGAACAATTTGCGGCGCTGCACGCGTTTGAACCGCGTGATGTCCATCGCGACTGTTGGCGGCTCAACATCCCGCAATCCACGGCGACGCTGTATCCATACGCCTTGGGCGCGTGTCAGGCCTCGGTCGGGCTGTGCGTGGACGTAGAGAGTTCTGGCAATACCCGCATTGCCGAGGGTGAGACCGTCGAGATGCGGACGCTCGATAGCTTCGCGCTCGATGCGGTTGACTTTATCAAGATCGACTGTGAAGGCTATGAAGTCTTCGTGCTCGAGGGCGCTCGCGAGACCTTGACCCGTTGCCGGCCTGTGGTGCTGGTGGAACAAAAGCATGGGACGTCGAAGCGTTACGGACAACACGGACGCGCCGCGTTGACACTGCTTGAGAGTTTGGGCGCGCGTGAGCAGTGGGAGTGCGGCGGGGATTTTCTGTTCGTCTTTCCGCAGGTGCATTGATCGTGGGATTCGGTGACGAAATCGTGGCTGCCGGACAGGCGCAACGCCTCTATGATGCTGATCCGTCGAGGCGTATTGCCATTGTCGACATCGACGGCAAACCGCGCTGGCACGAGATGTGGGACGGCAACCCGATCATCGCGAGCCCGCAGGATGTTGCTGCGGGTGAGCCGGTGCGGCCCATTGTGAACGGGAAATACTGCCGACCCTACATCGTGTATCCGTTCACGAAAGACACCGGCTGGACGTTCAACAAAGACTTCCACTGCCGCGACCATATCGCGCGGCTCTACTTGACTCCTGACGAGCGCGAACTCGGCGAGCGCACGCGCAAGACGTATGGGCGGTATGTGCTCATCGAGCCCTTTACCAAGCATCCCAACTTCACCTGGCCGATCGAACGGTGGACGGCACTGGTGAAGGCGTGTCCTGAGCTCACGTTCGTCCAACACATTCACGAAGGGTCGCGGCCGTTCCTGATTCCTGGCGCCAATTACGAACATGCCTCATTCAGAGGCGCCTGCGGGTTGATTGCGGAAGCCGATCTCTACGTGCGATCCGAAAGCGGTCTCTGCCATGCTGCGGCGGCACTCGGGATCAAGCAAGTCACGATCTTCGGCGGCTGCATGGATGCTGATGTGATGGGCGGGTATCCAGGTCAGATCTGTCTGGTCGATCAGGATGAGCGCACGCCCTGCGGGTCGTGGCATCCGTGCGCGCATTGCCAGGCGGCGATGGATCGGCTGACGGTCGGCGACGTGCTTGAGGCCGTGAAGACGAGTCTGCGCCCCAAGCGACGGAAGGTGGAGGCCCATGCCGCTGTCTGACGTCGTGACGCTCGAGGACGTCAAGGCGCACCTGCGCGTGACGATCGATGACGAGGACTTTGACATCGAAGCCAAGCGGCTGGCGGCCTGTGCGATCGTGACGGCGTATCTCCGTCGGCGTGACACGGACTGGAATGACGAAATGGACGCGTGGACGGTCGATACCGTGCCGCTCGACGTGAAGCATGCGGTCTTGTTGCAGGTCGGGGATCTCTACTTCCAGCGTGGAGATGATCCGCAACAGGCGCAGAAAGTGGAGCAGCGCGGGGTGTTGACGTCCGCGGTGCGGGCGGTGTTGGGGCCGTATCGGGATCCGCCACTGGCATGACGAGCTATGGATTGACGACCTGTGGAGCGTGCGCAGCGACGACTCCGGTGTTGCTGTCAGATAGCGGCTTGTCTGGATGCCGGTGGGCCGCTGACCCGTTCAAGACAAGCGGGTGGACGGAGTGCCCAGACTGTGGGAAATCCTATTGCCCGCAACATTCTACGCAGGGTGTGTGCGTATTGTGTCTCAGTGGTTCAGATCAACCGTTGGCGGCACCTCACGGCGTCTCGTTTGATCTTCAACTGACTGCCGATGAGTGCCAAGCGATCGTCAATGTGTTGGGGCATGTGGGCGGCGACCCGCGCCGAAGTCAGCGTCGATTCGCTGATGCAGTCTCAACCAAGTTACGTCGGCTCGGATTCTATTCCCAGTGCGGCAATGTCGTGAAAGGGAGGCTAGATTTTGAACATGACCGACATCTTCAGCATGTCTTCCCGCCTGGCGTCCGGTCATGATCACGCCGCCACCGCAAGCTCGGTTATGGCCGACAGTCGGCGAGCGGCAGGTGAAATTTACCCTGCAATACGCCACGCCTGTGACGGACACGATGGGCGGGCGTCGTGAGCCGACATGGACGGATTTTGGGCAGTGGTTTACGAAGGTGACGGTAGTCCCCATCGTGCCGAATGAGACCGACGCCGTCGTGCTCTATGGAGTGGAAGGCGAATTCAGGGCTGACCTGCTAAATCGCTTTCTCAGCGGCGTCGGGATTCGGCTCCGCAGGGCTGGGCAGACGTTGAAGGTGTTTCAGATCGAGAACCCGTATCTCAGGAACAGGACGCTCGTGGCGCACTGCGCGACGGCGACGAACACACAGTAAATGGCCAACGGCATCGAGCTCGAAGACGTCGGCGGGTCGTTCACCAAGTTCATTCGGCAGGCGCCGAAGGAGATGCGGCGACATATCGAAGGCCACATCGAGAAGTCCGGCGCCAAACTGGCCGCGATGATCAAGGCTCAGGTGCATGTGGGCGAGAATGCGCCGCACATCCGTGACGCCATCACGTATCGGCGTTATGGGCAGTTGGTGCTGATCGGATTGCTCGATGCGAATCAGCCGGCCGTGCCAGGCTCGGACACGACGCTGGCCGACGTCGCGATGTATGAGGAGTTCAGCCCGAACCATCATCCATACATGCGGCCGACGGCGGAACAATTCCACAACCAGTTTCTCAAGGACATGACGGAAGCGATCGAGGCGGCCGAGAAGGCCTTATCGATATGAGCGCGACGGCGGTGATCCAGACGGCGATCTATGATGTGCTGGCTGCCGATGCGGTCTTGCCGACGTTGTCGCTGACGAAGGACCCAGACACGGACGAACTGACGACGGTGACGGTGCACAACGACATTCCGGAGGGGCAGGCGTATCCGCACGTCTTGATCAGCAACGCCTGGGAACAGGACTGGCATACGTTCGGCGGGCCGGTGAGTGGGCTGGGGTGGCGGAACATCATCCGCATCTATACCTACAGTCGGTATCAGGGCGACATCGAGGCCTTGAATATTCACAGCCGGATCGTGGCGCTGCTGAACTTCCAGCCGTTGGCGGTGACGGGCTATGCCACGTCCATCGTGAAATACGACGGCCACAAGGTGTTCGTCAAATCCGTCGAGAAGATCGAGACGCGGGAACTGGTGGGTGAGTTTTACGTGTGGGTGAAGCAGTGAGCGACGTCCTGTTGAAACACCTCGACGCGCTCACGGCCACGTTAGCACTGATGCAGGGGCAGATTGCTGCTGCTCGTCATGCCGTCTCGATGCAGATGGCGGCCTCGGTGCCGACGCTGCGTCCGGTGAAGTTAGAGCGCTGTGAAGGCGTGCGGGATGACTACTGCGCGTTACTGAACGAAGACGCGCGACAGGAACGAGGGTCATTCACTGAGCCGCATGCGGCGACCTGTAGGGGATGCAACGCGAGGCTCGATCTCGCGTGAGTCAAAGTTCGGCAGGCACGGGCGGCCACCCGGGCACGACATCCAGACGTGTCAGCCTGCCGAATGTTAGCCATCTGGAAGACACGACTGGAAGGTGTCGAGGTGACGGGGAAGCATACCGATGGCCGTAGCACACTCGAAACTGTCCGTCGTGACGCTCGACAGCTCTGCCGGGACACCGACGGACATCAGCACATACTGCAACGCGCAGGAGCCGCCGCGCGAACTCGACGAGGTGGATGTCACCACGTTCGGCGCGACGAGCCGCCAATACATCTCAGGCTTTGCGAGTGGCACGGTCACGATGGGCGGGCCGTGGTCTCGTGAGCTCGATCAGTTCATGTCACCCCTCTTCGCGGTCTTCAAGGCTGGGACGATGGTATCCGCGTCCTGGACCTACGGACCCGAAGGGAACGCCAGCGGAGACGTCAAATACTCCGGGGAGCTCGTGATGCTCAGTTACTCCGGCGCGAAGGCGGCAATCGACAACGCGCAGGAATGGGAAGCCGAATTCCGAATCACCGGCGATCTGACGGTGGGGGTCTACTGACATGGCGGATCTCACAATCACTCCGGCCAACGTCCTGTGGACGGGTGGCACGAAAGTCACTGGCGTGGCTGGGGCCACGATCACGGCTGGCCAGGCACTCTATCTGGACAGCACGGTGAGCACGCTGAAGCTCGCGCAGTCCGATGGCACGGCTGCCGAAGCCGACGCAGTCGGGATTGCGCTGCATGCGGCAAGCAGCGGACAGCCGGTGACGTATGCCGGGACTGGCGCAACGCTCAACATTGGCGCGACGACTGCCAAAACCACGACGTATGTCGTCAGCGCGACCGCTGGTGGCATTGCGGCACAGGCCGACCTCGTGAGCACCAACAAGATCGTCCGTCTGGGCTATGCCACGGCCACGACGGGTGAGTTCGTGGTGGACATCAGGAACACCGGAGCGGCGGTCTAACAGGGGGCGCGCGATCTGGAACGCGCGTCGTCCTTTCTGGAGGGGACAGTGTCAGAGGCACCCTACGTCAACATCGAACTCGACGGCAAGAAGAAGCTGCGGTATCGGCACAACGACATTGCCGACATCGAGGTGTTCACGAACAAGGATTTCCGCGAACTCTTGCAGACCACGCAATTCCAAGGGATCCGCGTGTTGCTCTCGTTTGGGCTTCGGTGGCTGGATCCGAAGATGAACCTGTCCAAAGCTGGTGATCTGATCCAAGACCACTGGATCGGCCAGGGCAAGACGCTGGACGAACTGGCCGACGTGATCGAGTCAGCGCTTGTGGCGGGTGGCGTGCTCAAGCCGAAGAAGCCGAAGGTGGACGAGGCCGACGAGGGAAACGCATCCCCGGAAGTCGCGACCTAAGCGGCTTCCGGGACTACTTCACGTCGGCGCAAGAGAAGGCCTGCGAGATTGGGCTCAGGCCGTG